CGCCAGAGGCGATTTAAAGCGTCTGATCATTAACATGCCGCCCCGGCACACCAAGTCTGAGTTTGCCTCCTATCTGTTCCCGTCTTGGTATCTCGGCCTTTTTCCAGAAAAGAAGGTCATTCAGACCGCCCACACAGCGGAACTTGCAGTGGGCTTTGGACGAAAGGTCCGAAATCTGGTCGGAAGTCCGGATTACCAGAACGTCTTCAAGACCAAACTATCCTTGGATTCAAAGGCTGCGGGACGTTGGAATACAGACAAAGGCGGAGACTACTTCGCTATCGGTGTCGGCGGTGCCGTAACCGGTAAAGGTGCCGACATTCTCATTATTGACGACCCCCACTCAGAACAAGAGGCCATGATGGGAAGCCCAATGGTCTATGACCGTGTCTTTGAGTGGTATTCCTCCGGCCCCCGGCAGCGTTTACAGCCGGGTGGGTCTATTGTCATCGTTATGACCCGATGGAGTAAAAGAGACCTAACGGGCCAGATTATTCAGTCCGCCGCAAAAAAGGATTCGGACGAATGGGAAGTCATTGAACTACCGGCCTTGATGCCTTCGGGAAAGCCTTTGTGGCCCGAGTTCTGGAAAAAGGAAGAACTGGAGTCCATTAAGTTGGAACTACCGGTCGGTAAATGGGAGGCCCAGTACCAGCAGAATCCGACCTCGGAAGAAGGCGCCATTATCAAGCGGGAGATGTGGCAGACATGGGACGGAGACAGACCGCCTCAAGTCGATTACATCATCCAGTCTTGGGACACCGCCTTTGAGAAAAGCAACCGTGCCGACTACTCTGCCTGCACGACTTGGGGCGTCTTTTACCGGGAAGTCGACGGCATGGAGGTCGCCAATATTATTGTTCTGGATGCCTTTAAAGAGCGCATGGAGTTCCCAGAACTCAAAAGGACCGCCTATGACCTATGGAAGGAATGGCAACCAGACACCCTTTTGGTTGAGAAAAAAGCGGCTGGCGCTCCCTTGATCTATGAACTGCGGCGGATGGGGATTCCCATTTCGGAGTACACACCCAGCAAAGGGTCGGATAAGATAGCCCGTGTAAACGCTATTTCGGATTTATTTGCGTCCGGAATGGTTTGGAGACCAGAGACGAAATGGGCCGATGAGTTGGTTGAAGAGGTTGCCTCTTTTCCGAACGGGGATCATGACGACTTGGTGGACTCCACCAGTCAAGCACTACTAAGGTTCCGTCAGGGCGGGTTTATCCAACTCTCGACGGATGAAGAGGACAGGCAGTTCATACCCCGCAAAGCGGCGTATTACTAGGACACCACATGGCTATCGAGAAATCCCTATACGCACTGCCCACCAGCCTCCCCGAAGGAGGAATCGAGGTGGACATTGAAATTGAACAGGTTGACGACGAAGAGCCTGTTGTTGAAGTTGAAATCGGCAGTTCAGATTTTGACGCCAATCTAGCGGAAGAAATGCCGGAGGGAGATTTACAGTTACTGGCAGACGACATTTTGGACATGATCCGGATCGACAAAAACTCCCGCAAGGACTGGGAGCGGACTTATGTCGAAGGTCTGGAACTCTTGGGCCTGAGATTAGAAGACAGGACCGAACCATGGGAAGGAGCCTGCGGTGTTTACCACCCCATCCTGTCCGAGTCGGTCGTCAAGTTCCAATCCGAGACGATTATCGAGACCTTTCCTCCCAACGGTCCTGTAAAGACCAAGATCATCGGCAAGGTTACAAGGGAAAAAGAAGACGCCGCCGCAAGAGTTCGGGAGGACATGAACTACGAACTGACGGAGAAGATGGTCGAGTACCGCTCCGAGCATGAAAGACTCCTCTGGTCTCTTCCAATTGCAGGATCTGCCTTCAAAAAGGTCTACTTTGACCCCGTTTTAGGAAGACCGATGGCAATGTTCGTACCGGCAGAAGACATTATTGTCCCCTACGGCGCTTCGGACATGATTTCCGCCCCCAGAATCACCCACCGGATGCGGAAAACCCCGAACCAGTTGAGAAAACTTCAGGTCTCCGGCTTTTACAGGGACATTGAGGTCTCAGAACCCACCCGAGAGGTCAACGAGTTGCAGGAAAAGAAGGACGAAGAGTCCGGAATGACCTACTCGGAAGACGACCGGTACATGATTTATGAGGTCCATATCGACTATGACCTCCCCGGCTACGAAGACCCGGACGGCATCGCTTTGCCTTACGTCATTACTTTGACCTCGACCGGAGAAGTTTTGGCAATCCGACGGAACTATTTGGAGGACGACCCTGCCAAAGAGAAAAGGCTTCACTTCACCCACTACACCTACATCCCCGGATTCGGCTTTTACGGGTTCGGTCTCATCCACCTAGTAGGTGGATTTGCAAAGTCAGCCACATCCATCCTGCGCCAGTTGGTCGATGCAGGAACCCTCTCAAATCTCCCCGGCGGGTTTAAATCCAAAGATCTAAGGGTCAAGGGCGACGACACCCCCATCGCTCCGGGCGAATGGCGGGACGTCGATGTAACAGGAATCACGATCAAGGACTCCATCGTCCCCCTGCCGTACAAAGAACCCAGCCGTACCCTGTACGAACTTCTCGGAACCATCGTTACCGAGGGCCGTAAGTTCGCATCCGTTGCAGACCTGAAGGTTGGGGATATGTCCAACCAAGCCCCCGTGGGAACGACTTTGGCGATTCTGGAAAGGGCGCTGAAGGTCATGAGCGCCGTGCAGGCTCGGGTCCACGCAGCCATGAAGAGTGAGTTTAAACTCATCGCCGGACTGGTCAGAGACTACACGCCCAATACCTACCTGTACGAGGTCGACGGTCCCCAACGGGCCAAGAAGGCGGATTACGACACCACGGAGATTATCCCGGTATCAGATCCAAATGCCTCAACGATGGCTCAGAGGGTTGTTCAGTACCAAGCCGCCCTCCAGTTGGCTCAAAGTGCTCCGCAGATTTATGACCTTCCACAACTTCACAGGCAGATGTTGGAGGTCTTGGGAATCCGGAACGTCGACAAGATCCTCCCGTCCGAGGACGACTTCAAGCCCAAAGACCCTGTGTCTGAAAACATGGACATCATGACCGGTCAACCGGCAAAGGCGTTCCTGTATCAGGACCACACAGCGCATATCCAAGTCCACTCCATGGCGGCTCAAGATCCAAAGATCCAAAAGATCATCGGTCAGAGTCCCAATGCGGGTGCTATTCAGGGTGCCCTGATGGCGCACATTGCCGAACACGTCGCCTTCCAGTACCGGGTTGAGATAGAAAAGATGATGGGTGTTCCTCTTCCCGCTCCGGACGAAGAACTCCCAGAGGACATCGAGGTCGAGTTGTCCCGTGCCGTTGCAAAGGCGGCAGAAAAACTTCTCCAAAAGGATCAGGCCGAGGCCCAGATGATGCAAAACCAAGCCTTGCAACAAGACCCTGTTGTGCAGATGCAGCAAAAAGAGGTTGCCATCAAGGAAGCGGAAGTCATGCGGAAGGCCCAAAAAGATCAGACCGACGCCGCCCTCAAGGCAGAAAACATGCGCCTCACCGACGAACGGGAGCGTATGCGAATTCAATCTCAGGAAGAGATTGCGGGTGCTCAGATCGGAGCCAAGATTGGCGAAGTCGAACTGAAGCAAGAAACGGAAGGTGCCAAATTAGGAGCCAAGATTGCCGCTGATCGACTACCTCCTCGGTGAAATACGCAAAGATCAAACGGCTCTGAAGGAGAAGTTGGCCTTCAGTCCGGTTGAAGACTACCCCATCTATCGAGAGATCGTGGGGGAGATTCGTGGTTTACAACGAGTAATTCGCATATTGGAGGATTTGCCAGATGACTGAGGACGTCATGAAGGAGTTGCCTGAACCGAAAGGCTATAAGTTGTTGATTGCTATACCAAAAAAGGATGAGACCCACGCTAATTCGGTTATCGTGATCCCAGAAATGGACCGCAAGAAGGAAGAAATTGCCTCAATTATTGGCTTGGTCGTCAAAATCGGGACTCTGGCATACAAAGACGAAGAGAAGTTTCCAGACGGTCCTTGGTGTAACGAGGGTGACTTTATTCTGATGAGAGCCTACTCCGGAACGAGGTTCAAAATAACCACCCCCGAAGGCAGTCAAGAGTTCCGGCTAATCAACGACGATACCGTAGAGGCCGTCGTTGCCGATCCACGGGTTGTATCCCGCATCTAAGGAGCAGTTATGGCTGAAAATAAAGTCGAATTTGAAGTTGAGGACGATCCCCCAGAGATCGAAATTGTCGACGATACCCCAGAAGAAGACCGGGGCCGTGTCTCAAAAGGCCCGGTAGACGTCAGCGACGACGAGATTTCCCAGTACTCGGAAAACGTTCAAAAGAGGATTAAAGACCTGCGCCGTGGTTACCACGACGAGCGCCGGGAAAAGGAACGTGCTTTAAGGGAACAGCAAGAGGCCATTGCCTACGCCAAAGCCGTTGCGGAAGAGAACCGCAAACTGCAAGAACGTCTGGCTCACGGAGAGAAGTTTCTCCTTGAGACCAGCAAGGCAAAGACCGAGGCTGAACTTACCCAAGCCGAGCGGGATTATAAGGACGCATTTGAGTCCGGGGATACCGACCGGATGCTGTCTGCCCAGAGGAAACTCTCGGAGATCGTGGTTCAGAAACGTGAGGTGGAGAATTACCGACCCACTTTACAACCGCAACAAAATGCTGTAGAAACTCAAATACCGAAAGTCGTCCCTGATGAACGCACCCGTCAGTGGGCCGCACGAAACGAATGGTTTGAAAAAGATTCGGTTATGAGAGGTGCTGCATTTGCGATCCACGACGACCTCGTCCGGGGTGGATACGTAGCAGGGTCGGACGCATACTTTGAGCAAGTTGATGCTCGTATTCGGGAAGAATTCCCGCACAAATTCGAGTCGAAGAGACCCGCAAACGTTGTTGCTCCTGCCTCTAGAAGTGCAGCGGGATCAAAAAAGGTTTCGTTAACAAAGAGCGAGGTCGCCGTTGCAAAGCGACTTGGTGTTTCATTAGAGGCTTACGCTGCTGATAAACAGCGCTTAATGGAGGCAAACAATGGCTGACCGTACACCCCGTGATCAAGAGACACGTGCAACATTCGAGCGTAAGAAGTCTTGGACACCGCCTTCTGTGCTCCCAAAGGTTTCAAAAGAAGATGGTTACGCTTACCGGTGGCTGAGAAACTCTCTCCTCGGAAGGGCTGACGATCAAAACATGATGTCCAAGCAGGAAGAGGGCTGGGAAACTGTTAGACGAGAAGACCACCTCGAACTGCAAACCCCCGGCAGGGCCGCTGGCCTTGTCGAGGTAGGTGGATTGGTGCTTGCCAAAACGCCGCAGGAGTTTGTCGATCAGCGGAATTCATATTTCCGCCAGCAGACAGATGCCCAAACGGCGGCGGTAGATGCCAATCTGATGAGAGAAAACGATCCTCGGATGCCTTTGTTTAGTGAACGTAAATCGACCACTAGCAGAGGCAGAGGATAAAAAAGGAGTGAGGCAATGGCTTATCCTACGGTATCAGCCCCATATGGACTAAGGCCCGTCAATCTAATTGGCGGACAAGTCTATGCGGGACAGACTCGCCTGATGGAAATTGCAAGTGGCTATGCTACAAACATTTTCTATGGTGATCTGGTAAAAAGGGTGTCCGATGGAACGATTGAGAAAGACACAGGAACGACCACAGCAACACCGTGTGGTGTGTTTCTTGGTGTTACTTTCACAAACAGTTCTACCGGTCAAGTTCAATTTCAACAGTTTTATCCAGCATCTCAAGCAATTAAGTCAGGCACAAAGATTTTTGCCTACGTTGCTGATGATCCTGATACGTTGTTCCAAGTCGCTGTAGTTTCTGGCACCACAGTTATTAGTGGTGTTGGTATTACTGCAATTGGAAACAATGCAACATTGGTGCAAAACGCAGGTTCGACAACAACGGGAGATTCTAAAGTAGCAATTTTGGATTCAACCGCCACAACGAACACTCTGCCTATTCGTATTATTGATGTGGTTAGGGATACCGAAACCACGGCTAATAACTTCCCAGAAGTCATTGTGAAGATTAATGCGACTATGCACCAGTACAACAACTCAACTGGCGTATAAGGGAGCTAAATCATGGCTATTTCACGCGCACAACTACTGAAAGAGCTGCTCCCCGGGCTGAACGCTTTGTTTGGTCTTGAGTATGCTACTTATCAAGAAGAGCACAAAGAGATTTTCGAAACTGAAACCTCTGAGCGCTCCTTTGAAGAGGAAACCAAGCTGTCTGGCTTCTCCGCCGCTCCGGTGAAGAACGAAGGCTCTGCCATTGCTTATGACAATGCGCAGGAAGCTTGGACCGCCCGCTATAACCACGAGACTATTGCTCTTGGATTCTCGCTGACCGAAGAGGCCATCGAGGATAACCTGTACGACAGCTTGTCTGCTCGTTACACCAAGGCTCTGGCCCGTGGTATGGCTTACACCAAGCAGGTCAAGGCAGCGGCAGTGCTGAATAATGGCTTTAATTCAGCATTCCCCGGTGGAGACGGTGTTGAACTGTTCTCTACTGCTCACCCGCTGGTGTCTGGTGGTACTAACAGCAACGAACCGGCTACTCCGGCTGATCTGTCTGAGACTTCACTTGAAGCCGCTGTTATTCAGATCGCTGCGTGGACGGACGAGCGTGGCCTGCTGATTGCAGCTAAGCCCCGTAAGCTGATTGTTCCTCCCTCGCTGATGTTCGTTGCAACCCGTATTCTGGAGACTGAACTCCGGGTTGGTACGGCTGATAACGACATCAACGCTCTGAAGAGCAACGGTTCTATCCCCGGTGGTTACTCTGTAAACCACTACCTGACAGATACCGATGCTTGGTTCTTGACGACCGACGTTCCTAATGGTCTGAAGCACTTTGTCCGTACCCCATTGGCTCAATCAATGGACGGAGACTTCGACACAGGCAACGTTCGTTACAAGTCCCGTGAGCGTTATTCGTTTGGTTTTTCTGATCCGTTGGGCATCTTCGGAAGCCCGGGAGCTTAAGCTCCGTGGTAAGAAAGGGGGGTTGCAAAACCCCCCTTTTGTTGTATGCTGTACCGAGTCTAGGAATTTTTCACCCATACAGACTGACCTAGCAGACTTAGTAGAGACGGTATGGGGATGTGCTACTACACGAAAGGATTGTC